CCCTTAACCCCCCCGCCCGCGCGTGCGGACCTCCCCCCCCACGTTGCTTTACCACCCTGCCCGGTGGCGTGGGGTGGGGTGGTTTCTGAAATGATCGAGCTGGGGGTCTTCGCACCGCACCCGGCAGTCGACGCAGCCCAGGCGGCAGGGGCCAGTCCCGAGCAGGTGCTGGCGGTGCTCGAGTATGCCCGGACCATCCCGGACGCATACGGTCCGGGGGCGATTAGAAATCGAGTTCTAATCTGCAGGCCCGGTCTGGATCCGGGCGAAGGGTGGCCGGAACCGTCACCGGAATACACCAGGCAACGACAGGCCGACTCAGAAGGGGAAAAAAGAAAACGGCAGCAGGCCGAGCAGGCCCGGGAGGACGCCAGACGGGCCGAGGCGAAACGGGCTGCGGTCCAGCAGGAGCAGACCTGGGGGCCGGTGCTGGATCAGCTCAAACCTGACGAGCTCGACCAACTGGCCGACAGCGTGCTGGGGCAGACCGGGCCGGCCGTGACCCACTACCGCCGGCGGGGTGCGACCGGGATGGTCCGGGGACTGCTGCTGGCCGCGATGGCCGGCCACGGCTACGAGGGGGCCGAGGCATGACGAACTCGCGCGAGAAGGGCAAAGCGGGAGAACGGGAGGCCGCCCGGATTCTGTCGGAACTTTTCGGCGTGCCGGTGCGTCGGTCGCAGCAGTTCAGCGGGGCGGCGGGCGATGCCGACCTGGTCGGGCTGCCGGGTGTGCACGTCGAGGTCAAACGCCGCGAGCAGGGCAATGTGGCTCGCTGGATGGACCAGGCCCTCGCCGACGCACCGCTCGAGGTGGTGCCGATGGTCGTACACCGTACAAACGGCCGGCCCTGGCTGGCCACGGTCTGCCTCGACGACCTGCCCGACCTGGTCAGCAAGCTGTACCTGGCACTTTCCTGGGAACCCGAGGAGGAGGGGGATTGATGGTGGAAGCCGAAGTAATCAAGAGCGGTTATGTAAAGGTGACGATTGAGGCGTCTGCGGAGGGTGAGAAGTTGTCTCACTCTGAGGAGTACCGCACCGAGAGTTGGGCCACTCTTCCTGCGTCTGCTGGAGATGCGATAAATGGGTGTGTGGTGGGTCTGTTTGGTCATGAAGATGACGTCAGGCTTGTGATGGAAAAATGGCTTGAGCACTTTCCGCCGTCTCAGGAGGCGAATTTCAGGAAACGTGCGGGCGACCTGCTGCCTCGACGACCTGCCCGACCTGGTCAGCAAGCTGTACCTGGCACTTTCCTGGGAACCCGAGGAGGAGGGTGATTGATGGTCTGGGTCTGCGACAAGTGCGGCCAGTGGGTGGCCGATCACCGGGCGACGTGCCCGTGCGAGGATGAGGACGAGTGATGAGTGCTGACACGGAAACAGAAATGCTGGTCGGGTGGGCGATGTCGATAATCTGCAACGTCGACGGCGGTGACTGGAAGCAGAGCCACGAGTGGATAAACGCGGCCCGCCAGTGGCTAGACGACGTCGCAACACAAGGGCGTCCACAACCAGAGGGGCCGAGTGAGGAATGAAACGATCCAAAGACATCTGGCTGGACCACCTGGTCTCGTCCTGGCGAGCCTTGCCCGCTTCGGAACGGGCCAGGCAATGGGCCGACTACATGGAGGAGCGAGGGATGCTGAAACCGATTACCGCGTGCTGTTTGACGTGCCGGTTCTGGGCGAGCGACGAGGGAGACTACGGCGACTGCCGCAAGCTGCCGCCGGTGGTTGTCGGCGGGGAGTCAATCAAAGGCGGCGAGACCGTATTCCCAAACACCGACTCGACCACCTGGTGCGGGAGCTGGGAGTGCGGCTGCGAGCTCGAGCGGCAAAGTCCCTGGATCCCCGAATGAGCCACACCATTTGCCTGGCCTGCGGCGGTGGCTTTCCCGATCCGGCGCAGACCTGCCCACACTGCGGACACGGCAACCCCAAGCAGCCGCAGCACGACCCGGTGACCAACCCGGCCCACTACCGCCAGGGGACGATGGAGGTCTACGACTGCATCACCGGGATGGGGCTGTCATACACCGAGGGGGCGATCGTCAAGTACGTGGCCCGGTGGCGATATAAGAACGGCGCGGAGGATCTCCGTAAGGCTCGTTGGTATCTAGAGCGGCTCATAGAGGGGGCGGCACATGAGTCGTGACGACCGAGTTCCGTGCCCGAGCTGCGGCCATAAGCCGGCCGTCCTGTTCAGCTCCGCCGAGGGGTGGGTGGTGATGTGCCTGCGGTGGGACTGCCAGGCACCGCCCAGGACCCGCGAGTCCTCAGTCAACCGGGGTGACGTGGTCCAGGCGTGGAACAAACAGCACGGCGGCGACAAACAACCAGGGAGATCATGATGGCGACCACGGCGACAACGATCCGAGAACGGCACCGCTACAAGCTGGGCCCCTACGAGGTGTGGTACGAGCAGAAGCCCGGCCAGGGCCGGCGGGTCACGTTATTTGTGCAAACCCCTGGGATGACCATCGTTGAGCACATTGACCGCACTCCCCAATCCGAGGAGAATGAGTCCAACGCCGATTGATGGCCAAGGATGGCCGGGCGGCGTGTTCTACCGATTGACGGCCCACCGGCCCGGCGGTTCTGACCTCCGGGCCGTTTCTGCATTTGGGGCCGCGATGACGACGGGTGATTGGCTCGCACTGGTTGGGATCATTCTCGGCTGCTGGGCCGCCCTGGCCCGCTGGATGTTGCAGATAACCCGGGCACTGGCCCGGTTGGAAGAGATCGCAGACGACATGCGTGGGATTAAGAAAATGGTCGACCGCAACACACGCGACATCAGCACCGCGCGGGAGCGAATTGGAGTTCTCGAGAGCCTTGTCAAAGATTGAAATTACAACCCGGCGATATCATGGCCTGCTGGGGCCGGGACTGGATGAGCCGCGGGATCACCGCTGGCACCTGGTCACCGTTCGGCCCGCCGGGCCTGAGGCTGGGACCGTCTCACGTGGCGATCATCTGCGAGTGGCAGGAGCGGCCGGTCTGGGTCGAGTCGACCACGATGTGCCGCCAGCCCTGCCTGGTGCGAGGCGAGGGGGCCAGGGGTGTGCAGGTCCACGAGCCGCCCGGGCGGATCGAGGACTACAACGCCCAGGGCGGCCAGGTGGTGCGGTTCCAACTCACACCGATCAACGGACTGACCAGCAAGGAGTCCCGGCTGCTCACGCGGATCCTGGTCGAGCACTTCGTCGAGCAGGCGATCGACTACGACCTGGGCGGGGCACTGATCTCAGGCACCCGGGTCTGGCAGATGCTCAGGCTCTTCCCCGGGGCGGATCTCAATCGACTCTTCTGCTCGGAGCTGGTCTCGGCCTGCCTGCAACGACTCGGCCGGCTGAACCGGACCAACCCCACCCGGCACAACCCGGCCCGGCTGCTCCGCGAGGCGGTGCGGCAGGGCGTCTATCAATCGGCAGGGAGGCTGATGTGCGACGACTCTTGAGAGTGACGCTGTGGGGGTTCCTGTACTGGTTCGCGGGAGCCTGGTGGCTGGCCCGCTACTTCGACCCCGACCAGTTGCACCTGATCACCGGCGACCTGGTTCTCTGGGCCTTGATCTGCCTGGGGATCGAGGCGACCCGGCGCGAGGTGGTGCAGTGAGACGTGCCACGATCATAGCACTGGCCTGCCTGGCCCCGATCGGGAGCCTGCTCTGCCCCGCCCTGCCCGGTGACGCGCGGCCGGCAGGCCGTAAGCTGGAACTGGACCAGGTGGTCGCCGCGAGCTGCCACGTCAACGGCTGCAGCGGCACGGCGATCGAGTGGGAGGGTGCCTGCTACATCATCACCGCCGAGCATTGTTTCTGGGTGGGCCAGAGCGTGCACTTCACCACCGGCGACAAGCTCAAGGGCGGGATCGGGACCGTGATCGCCGACGACAAGGATCTCGACCTCAGCCTGGTCCGCGTGGATCGGGATGATCTGACCCAACTGGTGACCGTGCCGGCGGATCTGCCCAGCGGGGAGTGGAGCGGCGTCGGCTATCCCAAGGGGAAGGGGCCGACAAGGTGGCGGGGCAAGTTCCTGGGCGCCCAGCGGATCACCAACCTGCCGCGGCCCCGCTGGGCCTACAAGATCGACTCGGGACGATTCGACAACGGCAGCAGCGGCTCGGGCGTGTTCCGCGGCGGCTGCCTGGTGGGGGTCGCTACGCACATGGACAAGCACGACGTGATCTACGCTGCCCCGCTCCACGACATCAGGGGATTCCTCGCGCGGGCCGGCAGGGACAAGCCGCAGCCTCGGCTCGCCAAGGATGGCGCCGCGCTGGGATTACAGGCCGCGGGCGAGGATGACCCCAGGCGGTGGGGCGACAGGGACCGCACCCGCGAGATCCTCGCCCTTAAAGAACAACTCAAGAACCTCAAGGCCGGCACGGGAGATCCCGGGCCGCCAGGGCCAGCAGGCCCACCCGGTCCAGGGATGGACCCGGCCACGTTGTCCCAGATCCTCAAGCGGCTCGATTTGCTCGAGGACTGGACCCAGAACTTTCGCGCGACCGTCAGGGTCCGCGTCCATCCCAAGGAGCAAGAAAATGGCGAGTAGTGTGGATCTGCAAGCACTGTTGGAGGCGAGTGCGGGTGAGCGGCTGGCCCAGGCCAGTGCGGCGAATAACAGTTTCCTCCAGATGTTGGATCGGTCCTTCGGCAAGGTGTACAGCGAGGTCGACGCGGCTGAGTCGTTCGCCAGCCGGGTTCTGATTCAGAGCAAGGATGGACCATCAGCCTGACCGTCGAACAAGAAGCCGACCGGCTGCTGGCCCTCGACGACTCGGGGCGTGAGCGAGAGCTGCTCGTGATCGCCCTGCGGCTGGGCGAGCAGTCGGCCGCGAGATGGTCTGAGCTGAGAGCGATGGACGAGGACTTCCTCGATGCGATTTCCAATCATAGAGGAGGGAGTGCGGTCCCATCTGCGGGGCCGTAACCGCTTCCTCAACATTATGACGCACGACGTGGTCGAGAGATTGCGGATCCGGCGGAAGGCGCTGGCCGACGACGCGGGGCTCGACGAGAGCTACGACGTCGGCACCTATCCGCCGGCGGTGACCAACCTGGTCGTCGGGCGTGGCCTGGGCCGCCTCGGCCTGGGTGCGGTTCTGGGCGGCCTGGGATCTCTCGGCGTGGCGGCGGCTCTCGGGGCTTTCGCCCCCTCACTTCCCAGCCCCGCCACGTCGGTCCCGGCCCCAGGTGCCCAGGAGTGGGACATCACCATCGAGAGCGTCGACGGCAAGCCAACTGTCACCAGTGCGGAGGTGGTCGAGTGACCATCCGGCGAATTGACACCGTCGACATTCACAACTTGACGACCGATTCGGTTGCGTCGGGCGATTTCCTGGCGTTCGCCGACGAGGACGAAACTGGTGATTTGTCGAACAAGATCACCGTCGACAATTTCGTGGCGGCGATCGCCGGGTCAGGATTGTCAGCCTCGGGCATCCAGCTGACCGCCAGTGCATCGGGTGCGACCCTGACGGGGTCGACCGACAACACGGTCACTACGGTGACCGGGGCTGACGCGATCCAGGGCGAGGCCAATTTGACGTTCGACGGCAACTCGCTGGAAGTGACCACCGGGAGTGCCTCCGCGGTCGCCGTGACGATCACCGGGGCCTCGGGCCAGTCGGCCAATTTGTTGACCGTCGAGGACTCGGGTGCAAACGCATTTGTGGAGATCCAGAACAATGGGTCCATCCGGCTCGGCACGTCCAGCACCCGGAAAATCCAAGTCGCCAATATGTCGGGAACAAATCAGGCGGGAAAAGCCCTCGACCTGCGGGGGGGCAAGTCGACCGGGACCGGGGCAGGTGGCTCGATTCGAATGTACACGGCCCCAGCCGGTGGCACTTCTGGGTCGGGCGTCAATAACCACTCGGAGGCATTGCGGATCTGGGATGACAAGAAGGTCGATTTTAAGATTGCCACGAATGACGGGTCCGGGCTGAACACAATGTCAGCCGCCGCCTACCTGCCGGTCAAGGTCGGAGGTACTGACTACTACCTGCCGCTCTACGAGGAGATGTAAATGGCCGAAATCATAATCCACGCCTGGGGAAAAACTGCCACGGTGACCTATCCCGACGCCCTGGAGGCTGCCGGGCCTGCGGCATTTGTCGCGTTGGCCGATCCTGACCAGGTCGGCGATCTGACCGCCGAGGAGTACGCCGTCTCGGAGGTTGTGCGGTTCGTGGCCGATACGATCCGATCGGCAAAAGCCCACGAGGCCCGACTGGCTGCCCGCGATGCCCAGAGCGAGGTTGCCGAACAACTGACCGACATCACGATCGAGGTGGTCTAGTGGCTGGCGAGATTGTATTTCCTGCAGGCATAACCGGGCTGACGCTGTACGGCGTGATCCGGTCATTTGCCAATACCGTCTGGAACGGGTCCAGCCTCGAGAGCTACACCTCGGGAAATTGGGCTAATTACGATGTGGCCATGAGTGAGCAGGGATCAAGCCAGGTTTACGTGGGCACGTTTCCCGGCTCGATCACCTCCGGCGGCTACCACGTCACCATACACCGCCAGGCCGGCGGGTCGGTGGCCGAAACCGACCCGGTTATCGGCTCCGGCGGCGTGGACTGGACCGGCTCGGCTGTCCTGGCCGCCTTCAATGCCGCGGCCGACACCGTGGATGTCGGCAAGCTATCCGGGGACGCCACCGCGGCGGACAACCTCGAGGCGTTGGTCGAGGGGCTCCAGGTCGGGTCGGTGGACAGCGGCAACTTTACGCCAAGTACCACGGCATTCGAGACTGACCTCACCGAGACATCCGACGACCACTACAACAACCAGGCCGTTTTGTGGCGGAGCGGATCAAACGCGGGACTTACCTTTTTTATCAGTGACAGCGTGGGCAAATCCGGCCTGATGACCGGCGCCAAGCTAAGCGTCGACACAATGCCCAATGCCGCCGGCAACGGGGACACCTTCCAGATCATCGGAACTAAAGGGGCTTAGAGATGGCGAGTAAAGTTAATAACTACTTCAAACAGCGAGTGGCCGAGGGTGAGATCGACCTCGACGCGGATACGCTCAAGATTCTACTGGTCACCGACCAGACCACCGCCGACACCGAGGGCAATATCCAGACGCTCTCGGGCTACGCGACGTTGGGAGAGTTCGACGGCGCCAATTATGAGGTGAAAACCTTAGCAAACCTGACCCACGCCCTGGACACGGGCAACGAGCGATTTGAGCTCGACGCGGACAACGTGACCTATACGGCCCTCGGGGCCAGTGGCACTCAGAACAATGTCCAGGGAGTGCTGCTGTACAAACACGTCGACGGCACGGACGCCAATGACCAGCCCATCGCCTTTATAGAGTTCTCAAGCACGCTCACGCCGGACGGCTCCGACGTGACGATCTCCTGGGACGCGGAAGGCATCCTACAGCTGACCTAGACTCATGCTGCAATTCTTCCTCAGATCCGCACGTGCGGCCCTTACGGTCACTCTTCCCGTGGTGGCCGCGACGTGGTCGGGTGTTGCGCCGAACATCTCGAGGACTGTCACCGCCCCGGTGGTGTCGGCCAACTGGTCAGGTGTTGCGCCCGGGGTCTCGAGGACGGTCACCGCCCCGGTGGTGTCGGCTAACTGGTCAGGTGTTGCACCTGGGGTCTCGAGGACGGTCACCGCCCCGGTGGTGTCGGCTAACTGGTCAGGTGTTGCACCTGGG